CGCTAGGATAGAAAAATATTAGAGACAGCAACACAAAGTGTGCTTTGTCAACGCGTTTGAACTCCAAAGAGACAGGCCCATCGCACAAGCCCGTTTTGACCAGCAAAAGCTGACCGCAGTTTTTATTCATTTAGATAGAACTTACATAAACTATCTGCTAACCCTCCGCCTTTCGACGGATACTGGGAAGGGCGGTTAGCTTCCCTTAATTACCTAAAATAACGTTATTATATTTAGAAAAAGTTAAAACTAATATAATAAAATTAAGTTAGAACCCGGTCGACCCTATATCACTACGGTGCTCCAGCAGGAGTCACAGTGTAATGATATGTGGGTACATTTAAAAAGTAAACCAAAGAGAAATCTTCCCCAATACTGACATATGAATTAATGGTAGTAACAGAAGGATTTTGCAATGAAGGTTGCGAAGTAATTTGCAATCTTAAATTATCAATTGCCGAATCATCAAATGAGTTTCCAAGTGTCGCCCAAGCTGGAGCATTTAATTGCCACTTGAAGCGTGAATACATTGGAGCTGAAATTGAAAGGGATGCTTGAGTCCTCGTATTAGTTAAAGACATACCAGCAGTGCCATTATTAGTTCCCCTTACCAATAAAGAATAAATTTCATTTCTAGTGAGACCAGAGGGAACTGTGGTAGTTGCATATCTAGTAGTTATAGTATCTGGGAACCGTACTATCGAAAAACTATCGATATATGCAGGTCCTACTGCATTAAAGGTCCAGTTCACTGAACCTCTACTACCGATAAATGCTTCTCTAAACCAATTTGTAAACGTCATATGTACAAAATTATAAGGAGCAGTACCAGCTCCTACTTGTTCTAGAGCCTCATGGAAACCATTTGGATCATAACCAGGATAAGCAGGCATTCTCCTAAAAGATATAAAATCATTTAAATATACATCTGTAGTATTTTGCGTTAAACGATCACTAGCATATAATGATTTACGCCTCATTAATTGACAAATATCAGTTACATTCTCTCCACCATACATTTTGAAAAAATCAGGTGAAGTCTCTGTACCATCAAATAATGGTAATGCTTCTTTTCCTTCTTCATAATTTGACATGGACTGTGTATCATATGTTTGATATGTTGGAAGAGAATCTGGATTTGAAAAAACCATATCTTCTCCCCAAACACTAACTACCACAGTAATATCAGCACTAACAACAGGAGATGTTTGTTGCGTTAAAACTCGTAATGTTAATTGACCATTATCAAAATCGGCATTAATTGAAGTATCAGATGGTGAATATTTAACAATATTTGCTTGAGACACTCTAGCCATTGCAGTATGTCGCAAATATGGTATTTTAACATATACATCGTGATCTTGACTAATATCAACAATACGATTATAGTTACTAGCAGTAGTATTAGATACAGTGTCAATATCATCAATTGGATCCCAAGTAATGCGAACTCTACCTCTGTGATATTGAGTACATATGAAACGGAAACGAAAAACAATATCTCCGCGCCAATAATTGAAACATCGTCCAATCCAGGCCATTGGTATCATCTGCACTCTTTGACTAGCAGTGCCAATATTCTGAACATCAATTAAATTTGGATTAACAGCTGCTGAAAAAATTAAATCGTTAAATGTATCTGTACTAGTCCAAGTGAATTGCGTTAAGTAGGATTCTCTGGCACACAATCCTGCTATAGATGTATCACTTCGAGTTAGAATATCAGCACACCCAGCTGCCTTAGATAAAGAATGTTTAGGATCAAACGTTAATTTATCCCTAGGCTCCGAAATTTCTGATGAACTAAATCCATGAAATGGTAAACTCTTTAAAGGTTCTACATCTCTAATAATTGGATTATCTGTATGACCAAAGGCTGCTGCAACAGTTGCTGCACCTCGTAACGCATATGATGCCCCCTGAGCTGCAGTTCCAGCACCTGGATGAACAGCGCTTATAGCTGGTGCAACTGAATCTAAAAAAGATGAAGCTTGCGTTAAAGGTTTTGATACAGATCCACCTGTTCCTTTATAAGTTGCTGCCGATGACGGCGCTGCTGCTGTTGATTTAGGTGCTGAATCTCTCTGAGTAGAAACATCTCCTGCCGACAGACTAGAACATACTTGTCCTACTGAACCACCAAGATTTTTCTTCTTAGAAGATTGCAATATATCGATATTTGTTGGACCGCAGACATAAACGTCTTCTGCCCAAGCATAGACTATAATATCACAATCAGTTCCAGCTACACTATTTGCATTTGCCAAATCTACAAAAGTGTTTAGATCTAAACTTCCCATATTAGTTAAATTAACTAGGTTATCTAATTCTAACCATGTTTGTGGATAAATAAAAGGCGCTGTTATAGTACCACCTCTTGACTCTTGAGGATACAACCAAACAAGTGGTCTTTGAGATAAAGGTATCAGAAGACTACCACCTTCTAATGGTGCAGATAATGTATTAGGTAAAGGTGTATAAATCGCTGCAGTTAAACCATAATAAAATGGTGATGCATTAATCATAATCTTTAATTTAAGATTACATCTTAAGTATGCGTAATTCGCCAATTTATTTTTAATGACTGTGTGGCTGAAATAGTTATTCCAAACCGGTATGCTAACATTAATACCAGATCCAACAGACCAAGTTGTATTATAAATAATATAAGGTCTGCTTAGAAATTTTGATAATGAAGCATCAGCTTTATATCCATCCAAGTTTACAGCAGATGTAAATGGCTTTGGATCAATAAGTGTTCCTGCATTTTCATCCAGAAAAGTAGTAGTACCTTCTCTTTCGTGATTGGCTCCTTCTTCGTGAGTTTCCTCAATCTGAGCGGATTGCGTAATAGCATCTAGTATAACAGTTGGTTGACTTCTTTGTCTTCGCAAATTTAATGGACAATCTAAAGCACGAACGCCTTTAGTGTCCCCAGAATTTGACCAATTCTGGACGGTTCGTTGTGAATCAGGTGTTACAACGAGCTCCACCATTTGTTTTGATTTTTTATTACCGAGAGGTGTGGTTTATAGACTTTTAAGGAGTTCTCTCAATCTCCGTATAGTCTTTGCTCGGGTTGACAACCAGCCTAAATCATCTCTAAATAGAGATTTTGGGGAACGCCCTGGCAGGTTTACTCTTGCACTCCATTCTCTAAAGAAAGTGAGCGATATTCTTTTTAGCAGTAACTAGTACAAGAGAGGTCATTTTGGTTAAGACCATGACCCAATGGCCTATACAACACATAATTTACATCTAGCGCTATAAGGAAGCGTATACAACCATCTAATAATTATATGGGATATTAGATAATCCCCACATTACATCTAGCGCTATAAGGGAGCGTATACAACCATCTAATAATTGTCCGGGATATTAGACAATCCCATGCTTGAATTATTCTTCAAGTGGTTGGTAAGACAAGTAAGGAGTCAGTTTCCTTCTCCTTTCTTGAAAGCTCCAAACCATGTCGGAATAACTCTTAATATGAGCCTCAACTTCAAAATCTTTCAAATCAGTTGTTTCAACAATCTCTTTGAAGATTTTATACCATTTTTTATAAGTTTTCTCACCAAAGTGGAAGAACTTCAATAAAGCTCCACTCATTATTTCAAGCATTTGTTGTTCTCTCGTGATTGACTTTGATCTGACCCACATAGTTAAACTATCCGCTATGGATTGAAATTCTATGGGCGCCATTTGACATTCTAATACATCGTCATATCGAAAATACCTTTTCAAAAAGGTAGCCTCCGTGATCTTAATGTATGGTACGCTCTTAGCAGTCTTTTCAGCCATGGTATATCTGATCCCCATTTTCTCATAAGCAAAAACGAGTGATGTATGATTAAACCATGGTGCATAATCGACATTTACTCCCATTATATTATCATCACCATACACCATTAAACGAACATTCTCTTTAAAAGATTCACATTCATTTTCTGGGTTAAGTAGATAATAAGCATATCGATTGTAAAGACAATTAACCAGACCGTTAAGTATTACTGTCAAGGCATTTCCCGAAGGATTTTTTCCAAAAAATTCAATCAGATCCCCATTAAAATCAGTGGTTGAGTAAATGAGATCTTCTCTAATACCATACAGAATGTTTTTGTCAGTGTCCTTAAAATTTCCAGATAACATTAATAGCCAGTCCAAAATATCAAAAACAGCGTGTAAAAATACTGCTTTCATTGTTTTATCATAGGCGCTAAAGTCACCCGCTATAATTCCATCGGTCCCAAAACATGTTAGGTACTGATAAACATCATCCCATTCTATAGAATCAACATTAATACCAACAGCATTCTCGAATGTATAACGATTGTTCTGTATAAATCGCACAGCTGCTAAATAATACTTTCTTGTTATAAAAGTACTATCAATTGAAGCCCCACAAAAAATTCGTGTCTTCTTAGCTTCAGCCTTAGCAAAGGAAATAGGTTCATCTTTCAAATGAGCCTTATATAGGAAGTGATATCTTTCACCTCGTTTATAACATTCAATTGCTTCATTTATACGACCTTTCAATTCATCATTCAAATCAACTGGATCTAACGTTTCACCAATAGGCGGAATGGCATGCATCATGTATTTCTTGCTTTTGTTCCATGGTGGACCTGCTGATGTGTTTCTATTAATTTTATCAATATACTTTACACCAGGTGCTCCATTGATTGTTTCAAAGTCAGTCAAAATATGTACTTGTTCTTTTAGCATTTCCATATCGATACTCCTAAGGATCTCCTTCTTGAAGCTCTCCTTTACAATATCTAAAATGTCTGTTCTAATAGGTGAATCACATTTAACCATGTCCAATAAACCATTACGCCACGGCTCCCAACCTTTCATCACTGGTTTAGTGACTTTGGGTATGAAGCCTAGTTCCTTAAAACGTTCACTAAGCATTGTTGGCTCCACTCGGGTTTTGGGTTTTGTCCTAAACTTTTCAGTGGATCCATACACATAAGCCGAACCAGTTTCTGCAAATCTGACGACTGATCGTTTACTCAAATCTCCCAATTCGAAGGAAGCGGTTTCAGATTGTAGCCGAGGATAACCTTCACTTATAGAGTTATCAAAGCGCTGTTCGCAAGCTCTAATTTCCTTTTCCGTGAACCTCACTGCTACTGGTCTGTGCTTATCAGCCAAAACGCAATGCATACCTGCAATCACAAAACCAAGTTCTGTTTCCAATACCAATGGTGCTCCACAATCTCCGTATCTCGTTTGTTCTCCTGATTTCATTTCAATACCACGCTCCATATTAATGTTGCATTTTGGAAATCTTACATCAGTCAAATGTTCACAACCTTTAAAATTGTTTACACTCAATTTACCATCAAAGTCTCGCACTTGGAGAAAACCAGGTGCTTTTGCTTCAAAGGAGTCCTTAATAAGATATTTCCGCAGATCTTTCTTGGGTGGTAAACATAAAATTTGCACAAAAGCTAAATCGTTGGTTTCATCAAAAAACAGTATATCCTTTTCAGTTAAACATGTTTTGACATTACCATTTATGCCTGTTGTATCTGCACACTGGATTATTTCAAACAAATAATTCATCCCCAATTCAATAAAGTGGCGATTAACAGCATAGACATGACCATAAATACAAAAAGCATTATTCTTATGTGTATAGGCTCCTGCTGTCACATTAATGCGAACAATATTTCTACCAATTATACGTTGGAAATCATCTCGTGTTAACCCATTCGATGATAGACTTGCCGGCATCATATCATAAGCTGTAAGCGAATAATCACTCTTATACCATATGTCCTCACGTTCATCTTCTGTCTTTGTGGTGCATTCTTTACCACTTTCCTCAGTAAAACTCTGAGTCTCTGAGTATCCTTTGCACATTTTGTAAACAATTAAGCATGTCGTAGCAACGGCTGCTATTAAAATCAACTTTTGAGGCCGCGTTAATATCTCTTCTGCTCTTCGGCCCAAATGGGCCATGAAAACCCTTGGATGTACAAAACCATAACGATTAACAATGTAAAATCGTTCTGCCATGCGCATCCAAAACGTTCCCCAGAGGTGATTAACAAAATAGCTTGCTAGAATATCTCTCACACCCCATAAGGCTGAGAATCCCAAACCAATCGATAGCCACATCTTAAACATAATGCGCGCGTCGTTTTTTTCTGAGTAAGTTTGAACCTGGCATTTACACATCGAATAAGGCATACCACACATACACAGTTTAATATCCTGTAGTCGATGTAAAGATTTCAGCATTATTTCCTGGCTAGCATTATGAGCTTCAATTGCACCTTTATACCAACTGAGAAAATCTTGGAGACTAGCCTCTTCTAATAAGACAGTCTCCTTACCTAATCTTCGTCTTCGTTCTACTGCACTACCTGCAATAGGTTTAACAGTTGAAACACTCCACGTCCAATAATCCGGTAGTTCACCTGCTTCGGCCATAGGCACCTTGGTTGAATCCAACGTAATAGCGCCTTCGTGTCTATATTCAGGCTTAACGTGAGCGGTAACAATAAAAGGAAATCTCCTCTGTGCTGCGCTCGGACAAGAAAAATAATGATGTGCATTCAAATTGCGAGTATTTGTCGTACCAATTACAAGCTTAGCCTTTAAAGGCGTTCTTCCTTTGTTTTCAAGCGCTGCTTGATTTGGCACATATGGGACTGCGTTAATAATTTGTAAAAACTCCATACAAGAAGGATCACCCCCCATGGTTGCATCAGGTTTCATAAATGCTATATCATCTAAAATCACTGTATGCATAAAAGTTGAAAAATTATCCCAAAATTCTGCAAAAGCATTTTTAGTATATCTATAAGCCGGACTTGGTCTAAGACCATTCAGCTGTGCAAAATACACGCATAAAATATCCAGAATTGTTGTTTTCCCAATGCCAGAATCACCTTCCACTAATAAGGAAAATGGAACTTCTCTTGGTTCTCGTGCTCGTCGTTTGGTATTATAATCTATTTCCATAACTTCCAATTCCGAAAAAATTTGTTGGAAATGGAGTCTATCAGATCGAGAAAAATTTTTTGAAAATCGTTTAATTGCTTTTCCTTTTTCAATTAAATCACTCAAATCAGCTAAGAATGAGCTCTCAACAAAATTAGGGTTTTGATCTACATCACGCAAAATCTTACGGAGTTCATAAACTTTTTCATACCATTCCGTGTAATCACTAGAGTTATGCAAGATCTTTTCAAATCTCCCAGTGTGGTAAATTTCGTACCCTTTCTCACCAATGAATGTTATAGTATCCAGTAAGACATATACAAAATCGACATTACTAGAATGTTTCCTCCTCAGAGTAACTTCTTCCAGTTTAGTATAACCACATGATTGAAAATCAATACCCACATCCAAGTGGGAAATTTTACACAGAGTAAAAATAATGAATCTCTTTATCTTGCAATAGATTTCACTTTCTTTTATCTTGTCATAATT